AGTTGTATGTCACAACCTTTCCGCTTACTGCTTATGCCATCGTGCGCAAATCACACCTTCCTTGCGATGCGGAGGATGCTCAGGATTGGCTTGCTTCGAGAGTCTACAAACTTACGAGCGGCACTGATCCACTATTCAAGCAGAGCATTGGAGTCATCAACTACGAGGTTGTGCCCAGTGGATATGCAAACGAAATCAAAACCTTAACAGCGAACTATGAGTGGGCTTGTGTTTCCGTTGATATGGATGTGCAAGTAATCACAACCTCTGAAGATGGCTGCTATGACACTTGCGCAACGGGTGACATTCCACTTCCAGACTTGCAGCCATGTGTACCTTGCTTGACTGAGGTTGCTGTTGATGGTGTTACTATCACAGGAAATGGAACGGCGGCAGATCCATTGGTGGCAGTTGGTGGCGAAGGCGGTGCGATAGCAGTTGAGGAAGAAGGGGTTGAAGTGACACCAATCGCAACAACATTAAACTTTGTAGGCGAAGGAGTTACAGCATCACTCACATCACCTGGAGTGGTTGAGGTAAATGTGCCAGGAGGAAGCGGTGTGACATCGGTGACAGGAACAGCTCCAATCTCTTCAAGCTTAGGAAGTACTCCCGACATCAGCATCACTCAAGCAGACACAAGCACTGATGGATACTTGAGCTCAACCGATTGGAACACCTTCGATGGCAAGTTTGATGTGCCAACAGGATTGAGCACCGACTACCTTGATGGCACTGGAGCACCTCAACCATTTCCGACAATACCAACGGGCACTGTCACATCGGTCGACCTATCAATGCCTGCTGCGTTCTCTGTTAGTGGTAACCCAGTGACAACAAGCGGAACATTGGCGGTGACAGCGGCAGGGCTTGCAACGCAGTACATCAGAGGTGATGGGCAGCTTGCAAACTTTCCGACATCAAGTGGAGGCGGTAGTGCTGTGAGTTTCTACCTCAACGGCTCAGTTGCTCAAGGTACTTTGGATGGAGTTGCTTTTAAGCAGATGAGCAACACTCCAGTCATTGGAGCAGGACAAGATTTTAGCATCAATGCAGATGGTTATATTCAGTCATTTATCACTGATGCGAGTGTACCTAATCAACTATTAATTCCTGCCGGAAATTGGAATTTTGAGATGTACTTCAGTGCGAATAATGCAGGAAGCTCGCCAAGATTCTACATTGATATTTTTAAGCTAAGCGCAGGAACATTGTCATTGATTGCATCAAGCTCCGCAACTCCTGAGTTTATAACTAATGGCGCAGTCATCGACTTGTATACAACTGCGGTGGCAATGCCAAGCACTGTGCTACTTGCAGCGGACAGAATTGCAATAAGAGTGTATGTTATCCATAGCAGCAAGACAATAACCCTACACACTGAAGATAGCCATCTTTGCCAAGTTTTAACAACATTTGCAACTGGCATCACTTCATTAAATGGATTGACTGCCCAGACTCAACTCCTTGCAGTTGGAACAAGTGGCACTGACTTCGCGATTAGTTCCACAACTGCGACTCATACTTTCAACCTGCCAACGGCAAGTGCTGCCAACAGAGGCGCATTAAGTGCTGCTGATTGGACGGCATTCGATGCTAAGCAAGCGGCACTGGTAAGTGGCACAAACATCAAGACAATCAACTCGACTTCATTGCTTGGAAGCGGCAACTATGCCACTCCTTTCGAGCTTGTTGTTGCAGCATCAGATGAGAGCACTGCTCTTGCAACGGGTGCTGCAAAGATAACCTTCCGAATGCCAAGAGCTGTGACACTTACTGCGGTGAGAGCATCACTCACAACGGCTCAGGCAAGTGGTACAATATTCACAGTTGACATCAATGAAGGCGGCACAAGCATACTAAGCACCAAGCTAACCATTGACAATACAGAAACAACAAGCACAACGGCTGTCACTGCTCCAGTGATAAGTGATGCAGGACTTGCCGATGATGCAGAGATGACAATCGACATTGACCAGATTGGCAATGGAACGGCGAAAGGATTGAAGGTAATGTTAATCGGTAACTACTCATGAGTTTCTTAGTCAACCCATATTCATACGCTACGGGCTGCGATGCTGATGCAGTTGCATTCCTTGCAGCGGCAGGCATCACCGATGCCACTATCACATCTGCCATCTGCACATTGGTAACAAGCATGAAGGCAGATGGAACATGGGCAAAGTGTAATGCGATATATCCTATGGTAGGAGGAACGGCTACAACGCATAAGTTCAACCTTAAGAATCCACTTGATACTAATGCCGCATTCCGCCTATTGTTCTCAGGTGGATGGACGCATTCAGCAAATGGTGCGCTTCCTAATGGAACTAATACTTTTGCTAATACATTTTTTAATCCAAGTGCAAACGCATCTCAAAATTCGCATCACATTAGCTATTACTCAAGGACTAATTCAAACTTAACAGAAGTAGAGATTGGTGGTTCTAATGCGACTCAAGGTTCTATTCTTGAAATAAGAACATCAGGTATTACATATTTTAGAATTAACTCAATTACTACTTATATTACTGCTGCCGATACAGATTCACGAGCATTTTATATTGCAAATAGAACTGCATCAAATGTAATTAATGGTTGGAAAAATTCCACCAAGATTGCAACTGGTACAACTGCATCAGGAACAATGACTGCTCAAAATTATTATATAGGTGCATTAAATAATAATAGCACAACTACTTTTGTATCAAGAAAACAATGCGCCTTTGCAACCATCGGTAGTGGCTTGACTGATGGCGAAGCAGCCGCACTCTATAACTCCATTCAAGCAATGCAAACCACTTTAAGTAGACAAGTCTGATGCAAGTATATCAACTCACAGAACAGCAGGCTAAGAGCCTTATTGGCATTCAGTTCATGCCCGACAATTACTTCAACCCTATCATGGATGCAGATGGCAATCATATCATCAGCATTGAAGAAGTTGAGCAGTGCTCAATTGATTGGGTGAAAGCCTTACCTTTGATAAACTATAATGCAGCATGATAGACATAACTCTCGAAGGTGGATATGTGACCTTCTATACATCGGTCATTGGTGCTATCGCATCCAATGTGGAGACATGCGAAGTAGTTGATGACAACTGCTTGCACTTAGGCACTAACGTGGGTGTATTCCTAATCAACGTTAATCAGTTCAGCATCAATGGTGTCAAATTTACCAACTCAACTAAAGCAGTTAACTACATCTTAAACAACTAACATCATGGCAGGAGTAAAAATTACAGACTTAGGAACATTGACCACAGCAGCAAGCGATGACTTGCTTTATATTGTCGATGTAAGTGATTTAACTCAAAGTCCTGAAGGAACCAGTAAGTCGATTGAGATGGGCAATATGTTTAGCAGTGGAACGTGGATTCCTGTGTTTAGTAGTGTAAATGATGCTTGCTCAAATCCAATATCAATAAAAGGATTGTATAATAGAATTGGCAATATTGTAACATGCACAATTTATGGTACTATTGATTTAGACTTTAGTGTTTATAATTATGGTAATTTTGAAACAACATTTCCAATTTCTACAACTACACCAAATGCAATTGGTGCTGTTTCCATTGCCTTAGATAAACAAGTTAATGGTTTTAAAAACGATAATTATTTAATCCAATTTGCATCAAATGATCCATCATTTTTAGCATTTACTGTGTATTTTAATTCAGTTTTCCAATACGAAATTAACTAATAAAAACCATCATGGCAGGCGTAAAAATTACAGACTTAGTAACAATCACTGAAGCAGCAAGTGCTGACTTGCTTTACATTGTGGATGTGAGCAACACAACCCAATCACCTGAAGGAACATCTTCGCAGATTGAGGTAGGCAATATGTTTAGCAGTGGAAGCTATACACCGACTATCAGCGGTGAGGTGAATGGTATTTTAGTTGTAGTTAATTCTGCAACATTTATCAGAGTTGGTAATATTGCAACTTGTTCAGTGCAAGTTGGAATTGATATTGCTGTTGGAGAAATATCAGGCACATTTGAGATGTCTTTACCAGTGCCATCTAACTTTACATCTGAAAAGCAATTGTTTGGATTAATGCAGCATTCTTATGGTGGAACTTTATCTGATATAGTCGGCTTGACAATTGCCTCAGAAGTAACTAACAATACTTGCCTTGTAGATTTGCAAACCACTGAAAATATTACAATGTATTTTTGCACCATCCAGTTCCAGTATGAAATCGTCAGCTAACGGCATCAGACTCATACAGGAGTTCGAGGGCTTGCGGTTGACCAGTTACCTCTGCTCAGCAGGAGTGCCGACCATTGGCTACGGCGCAACCTACTATGGGGACGGCAGCAAGGTGAAGCTTGGGCAGACCATCACCAATGTACAAGCGGCACAACTTTTAAAGGATCACCTAAAGGAGTTTGAGGGCAGCGTGCTTGGACTGCTTAACAATACCAAGGTGAATCAGAATCAGTTTGATGCCCTTGTAAGTTTCTGCTATAACCTTGGTGCAGGCAACCTTGCTAAGTCGCAGCTGTTGAGGTTTGTAAAAGCTAACCCGAACGACCCAAAGATTGCAGCTGAGTTCCTTAAGTGGAACAGGGCAGGCGGCGAGGTATCAACTGGACTTGTAAGAAGGCGCAAGAAAGAGGCGCAACTTTATTTTACACCAATCGTTTGACAACTATGGCGGCAAGGAGAGTCAGCAAACCAAGGCAAGTGCTTGATATTTTCGTTAAGCACTGGAGGCCAACTGTTGGCTCGTTAGTGATTCTGTCGAGCGTGTTTGCTTTAATATTCAAGCAGATAACGACAGAGACACTCGCAGCTATTGTGGCCGCAATGGTGGCAGCAGGATACATACCTAAAGCTAACGACAATGGATGAAGGAAGAGACTCAGTAATCACAACACTCGATGCAGGGTGCGTGGTAGGTCTTGGCTGCAAAGTCCATACGCATCATCATACTATTCGCATCGAGCCACAAGTGGTGTATCAGTCAATGACAAAATTCACTATCTTTGGCAAGCAATATTGCACTAATCAGTGGGGGCAAACATACGAGCTGCCTGCCGATGAGCCAATACCAGAGCCGATACTTATGCAGCAAACCTACGCAAGCGATACCATCCAACCAAGCACATCTGCATTCTT